ACAGAACACCAGACATTTGATTAGCAGTGTCAATGTTGCGTAACTGTGCAATAGTCAGACCCGCATCGTTAGTACCGTGTAGACCCGCAAGTTTAGGTTCAGAAAGGTTTACACCACCCGCAGAAATCAAATCTAGTTGTTTCTTCTGTTCTTTGGTCAAGCGAACTGATTGTTTTTTACTTAACCACGAGAAAGGGTTAGGTGCGTCTGGATAACGATTCCAGTTCCAGTGAGTAATGGAATGTAATGCTATACCCATCGATGCATAATATGCAAACGCCTTAGATCCTGCCTCTCCCCAATCGGGTGTGTCGATGTCTAGTAACATGAACTCACGTACACCTGCACGGAATCTCTGACCAGAACCTTCGTTATAGTAATTGTTGGGATCTAACTTCTTACCCCATTTTCTTATTTCTTTAGACTTTGCCACACGGATCGAAGGAATGAAATATGAACCGATGATCTCACCGTTAACATCTGATATCAAATCAGACTTACCACTTGGGTGTTCGGTGATTGCATAACCATAACGGTTACCAATGTCTTCATTCCGATCAGACCAACGAATAAACGCTGCTTCTTCGCGACACCAGTTCTGTACATTGAATCCATCAAAGAATGGAGTAAATCTTGTATTAGGTTTCAGACCTTTCGCGTGGAAGTATACCTTACGTGAACGTATGAATGGGACGAGTGCAAGATCGACATACTTCTTACCAAATCGTTGGCGAAGTGAGGCAGATTGGAGTACTCGTTGTCTTGTTCTGAAGTATTTCGCTGTCGACTGTCGCGCAGCGAAGTGATAACTACTCTCTCCTTTATTCTTGGTAAGAACTGACGGAACCTTAATTTCAGCTGTGTCACGACCCTGCCAGTTCCACTGCCATGCGTTCCATACGAACGCTTGATCGGTAGATAACTTATCTGTACCTTCAATTGCACGGTTTGCATTCGAGTAAGTATCTTTCCACTCATCCGAAGATGGTGACATCTTGAGCGTACCTGTGTTGGATACCTGACCGAATGGGTTTACCTTGAGGTGGTTGGACGCAAGACTCTGGAATGCGTACTCTTCGCTGTCGTAAGACAGGTATACGTTATCACCAACCTTAGTGACACCTGTTGATAGACTATTATTGAACAGGAGTCGCACGTTCTCTTCTTGTGCTTTAGGATGGATAACCTGCGCTTCAGGGTCTAAAGATGCAGCGTAATCTTCGTTCTCAGTATCAGATGAGACATGATCATTGTTACCGTCCACTTGGATAGCAACCTCTATTCTTTCGTCACCCGCACTATCCAAAGAAGCGTTTAAACGGTTCTCTAACTCCAGTATAGATAAAGCTGTCTCTTCTTTTAAAACATCTATCTTTGTCTCTAAAGCAGCAATATCTTTCATAGTATAATGCTTATGTTCTAAAGGTACAAAAGATAAATCCTTAGCATTTAAAGTATTAGGATTTAATACAATATTATATAACTCTAACACATTATCTGGTGTAGGTTTGAACTGTGGATCTGCTGCTTGGTTACCCATCAACAACTGCAATTCACCCTCTTGAGTAAGCAACAGTTTATCTGCACGTCCCAAGTAGTAACTAATGTCTGCGGTTACATTATCTCCATTCTTAGGAAGATAGTTGATATTAGTAAACGTACCATTGTCATTATCTGAACGGAAGTCGAGATAGTTGAATAGACTTAGTTCGTCACCAGTCTGATTAACATGAGTAGGTATATTAGTATAACCTAAAGTGTTATATGACGATGCAGCAAAGAAGTCTCCATCGTTATTGTGACGTAGTCTCTTATAGTTAACATACAAAGTAGATGGCGCACTGTCTTCACCATTGTGGATTAGACGTGAACGTTGATAGTAATTGTCTCTCTGACCATCGTCTAGTATGAAACTGTTCATCACATCCAGACCAACAGACACGGCATCTCGCACAGAGTCTAGATCTGTTACATCAACATGACCGAACTCATAGTAGTGATATGCAACAGAGTTTTGTAAATCGAACCCAGTCTGTTTAGTTAAGGTGTCAGTAATACCTGTCAGTTCTGTCTTGGTACGTACCGCAGCAGTCTTCTGGACATAGTATAATACTTCAAGAACAACACCGTCTACAACGTCTGAGAGAGTTATCTCGCCATTGGATCCGTTGACTGTGTGTGGAATAAAACCACGAGTAGAAGACGCAACCACCCAATTGGTGGTGTCAACAAAGGATTCCCCTGTACCCAGTACAGAAGAGATGTCAATCTTACTTGAGGCGACCGTCTTACTTCCGACATGTCGTTGTACTTTCAAAACAATATCAGACATCGACTGGAGTCTAGGTTGACTCAAAGGCATCAACAAAGTATTATTTTGTGTGCCATATAACTGTACATCACTGTCCGAACCATAGATCGCAGTGGATAACTTGTACAGGTTGGTCGTAGAAGTACCGATTGACTTGGTGTCAGCAATGGACTTGTCTGAGTCAACATTGACATCAAAGACATAAACTTTATGGGTTCCGTTGTTGGGGAGACTACTACCTTTCTCTACCGCACGGATTCTTGCAGTACCAATAATACCACTACTCGGATCGGTCAGACTAGTACTGAGGTTGACTGTGGTCATATCCAGATTAGGCAGTCCTCGAGCCGAATCGGCAAGGAAGTAGTTACCATACTCAATAGGAACGATGTCGTTGTTACGGTTGTCTGTAGTCTGAGGACGTGGTACTCTCAGTTTAACTGGAGATGGAGTTTCTACTCTATAACCATTAACGTATGCACTACCAGTTGATACAACCAATTCCAGAGAGGAATCACCCGAAACCTCATCTTCAAAGTGAATGGTGTATGGGTTGACAATGTAGTCTCCCGACTCTTCTTCGGTACGTAGTGCAATGAGTTCATTGATCTTGTTGTATCCATCACCCTCATCGACTTCCTCAACAATCTTAGAGTTCTCGACATTGGCAAGGAATACGAAAGTTTCGTCACTTGTGATGGTTGCTTGATCACATAGTGTCAGAGTTATTCTGTATCGATCTGCGCCCGGAGATGCATTATTAATTACACCCCCTGTGTTATCAAATAGGGAAGCGTCATCGTTTACAGATATAACTTCTTGAACAACCTTAAATCCAATCGACCCAGTAAAGGATTGGGTGTATGGACTTATCATAAGGTGTTGTGTTGTTGCGCTTACGAATCGACCCAGTACAAAGAAATCACCTGTTGCAACGTCAAACCGTACGCCACGACCAGATGCATTAGGAGTCTCAGTAACTAACTCGTAACCGGAACCAGATTGATCAAACAAAGTAACTTTGTCACCGAAACGATCAGGTAGACCGGCAACAACAGATTGATCAGTGTTGATGTATTGGACATATAAGGTATCATACGTGAAACCCAAACCAGTGTTTCGTGGTTGCACCTCAAGTACTTTGGCTTCAAGTCCAGTGACATCGTCACGGAATATCGTATCGACAGGGATATCTGCAAACGCAGAACCCGCGTTCGTAGATGCAATCTTCACATACTCGTGAGCTGCATTGATTGCCATTCCACCAGAACTAACTGCAGCACCTTCTTTAAAGATGTTGCGTCCAAAACGACCTATCTCTTGATAGATAAGACTTTGGAGTTGGGTTAACTCTCGTGCTTGGAGTGCCTTACCACTGTTAAATAATATTTGATGAAATCCCTTATCTTGATCGAGATCGTCATCATAAGTACCACCTAACGTAGCGGATGTAAATGTAGTTGCCATTGTTGTCCCTTTACTTTGTTCCCAAATCAATTACGATTCGGAAATCTTCGGTTTGTGTGCCTGATCGTATTATACTGTTGTTGAGGCTATTTATGTACATTAAATCACCTGAATATCTGTCGAAATCTGGTGGAACAATCGCATCAATTGTCCACGATACTGCTGTATTAAGTAATGAAGTGATTGTTTGAGTCGGGGTGAACTTCCCATACCCTGTAGAATCGGTCTGTACATAGTACACTCGATTGTTTGAGCCGTCATGCCAGAAAGTCTTACCTTTAGATCCGTCGTTGCCAGGGGTCGTGAAGATTTCATCTGCACTAAAGGTAGCAGTACCACCGCTTACTGTAAAGGAATGCATCGCAGTTCCTACGCTACCGGTGAATGGAGTATCTGCACCCATGTTCTTGATGTTGCTTAAAAGAGTAACCTGTTTGAAATCATTGCCAGGATCCGCAAGAGGTAATGTATTACCCTCATCATTTGCGATCGTGTTCTGCAACATGATTTTACCTGCACAAAGAGTCGCCACAGGATCTTTATTGACACCACCCTTGGGTGATATGATGGGTCGCAATATTGCGTTACCCGAGACACTGACCTTAGCATAGTCAAAATCTCTTCCATGTAGTATATTGCTGAACTTATCTGAATCAACTTCAACCTTGACAATCTTACCGTCAGCAATGGTTGCGGTGAACGTTGCATTGGGATTACCACCATCGCTGTCAACACCATTACCCTCAATATCTACTCGTGGAGCAGATTGATAACCCGACCCACCGTCTTCGATCGCAATACCTAGGATCTCTCCTCCGATTGCGTTACTCTGTAGACTTTTCTGTTCGATAGTCTCTGCGATGGTACCTACACCGGTGATCACTTGTACTGGCATGAAGTCAGTTGTTTTGAAATTGTTTATGGAACTACCGGACATCTTATACAGATATCTCCAGAGATACCCATCACCCGTAGGGAAAGTTTTTTGTATTCCATTGTATGCAGTTGCAATTTCGACAGTAGGTTCTACCGTTGAAGCTGTAGAGACACCTGTACTGTTCTTTCCTTGTTCTATTACAATGAAGACTTCGTTCTTACTGTTTGCGACATAGAATGCACTACGAGTAGTATCGTTGTTGTCGTATCGACTGTAAACAGTACCGGAGATCCAGTCATTTGTTTCTACAACAAAACTGTTTGCACTGACTGACTTGACAAAATGCATTTCATTTCTTGTCAACAATTGGTCATGTAATCCCGCAGACGATGAATCTCTACCGGAAAGACCAATATAATACGTATCACTATCCCCGTCCAAACTCTTTTTGAACTGGTTGATTAGGATCTTTCTACCGTCAGATGTTATTGAACTGGTTCCCATGAAACTTACACTCTGTTATTTGTTTATCTATTTATAATGAATCTGTGAGGATAGCATTCGCAAATGATGACGCAGCGTCATATCTTAGAATGTTATTTCGCAGAGGCGATATTGTTGCCTGATTTTCTGGAGTCGCAATGATCTTAACGTGGTCTCCACTTGTCATACTGATAATAAAGTTCTCTAAGTTCAATGTGCCCGTTGCTGCATCATAGGTACCTACATTGTCAAGTGCAAGTTTACCTGTATTGACGTTGAACAACTCAAGGACATTAGAACTCAGACGATTACGCAGGTAACAAGTGTCACCTTTGTATCGGAAGTTCTTTGATAAGACTGTGTGTACTGTATCGTCAGGTGCAGCAATTGACGTTGGGTAGTACACTTTATAATTGGTTTGACCGACTATAGGTACTAATCTGTTCTGCATTTTGATTTCTGCACGAGAAGATAGGACAGAAGGATCTGTATCATCTATCTCTGTCAACAGATTAGAACGCCGGAATGACTGATCAAAGTCACCGAGGTTCGCATCGAAATGAGTCTGCATGGTTGTCTTGACGTTGTTCTGAACCGATGATTGGTTCAATGCAGTCAGGTTCTGATTGTATTGGAAGAAAGTCTGTACTTCAATGAAGGTCTCAATAGGATCTACAAAATCTAGACTGAAAGTAACTACTGCGAGATCCTTTAACAGTCTTCGAATACCATCCTTAGTTGTCTGCTTGATTGTCGCATCTTCGGATGAGAAAACAAGTGACGTGAATACTGTTCCGTATTGAGGAGGTATATTATCCTCACCACCCCATGTCTTCACGTCTGTAATGACGTTACCGTACTCACGTAGTATCAACGAAGAGTAATCTTCTGCGGTCACTGCACGATTCTGTGCAGCATACTGATAGGGTGCATTCTTACGAATAGACTCCAAGTCTTCTTTGAGAGTTCCGCCAGAAGAGATAGTCGTGGTGGTAATCTGTAACTCTTTACCATTTATTCCCGAGCCAGGTGTAAACGTTCTTGCACCGTTTGCTTCTGGGCCACCGGTGATATCGTAGATGACCTCGATTCTATTCCCAGACTGAGGAGAAAGACCCAAGGTAGTACCGTTAGAAAAAGTAATCTCATACG